GTGGGCCGCAACCCACATGCACATTGTACTTGGCGTTCTTTGCCGACACCACGGCTTTTAGCGCCCTTTCAGGGCTATGTATCTAGGCTTGAGTGTGTAAGGCACGCTTAAGTCTTGTATACGTAGATGATAGTAATGTTTTTATTCCGCTAGCTATAGCGATTTCTTAGAAATTTAAATAGTGATCCCCCCCCTTCAGGGTTCTTAGTACTTTCATATATCCTTGCCTCATGCCAGAGGCTAAATTTATGTTCATCTTTGTAAAAGAGTCACAACGACGGTGCCGCCATTGTCGGCGAACCCGTGTCCCGATGTACTTCGAACGGGGAACTTAATGGTGGTAAGCCACCACCATGCTCTGCGGAGCAAACTATATACTGCTGCTGGTACTCCAGCTATGCTTTTAATGAAAGGCTACAGATCAATAGAGATCAGAGCGTTATTTTAGTGGATTCTGATAAGTCAACCACTATTGCAAATAGCATAAAACAATTGACCGAGTCTTTTTATTTTAATTATTTATTTATGGTGGGCGCGTTACATACGTGTACACCGGCGACGGACGACAGGTCATTGATCGATACCTTTTCACGCAAGTGATTTGATTGAGTCCAATTTGTTTGAGTCTGATTGCGATCAGTTTATGATATGTGTCTCAGCACGCATTGGGTATGTTAGATTGTTGCATCTGACATTGTTATTGTCTTACGAGGCATTCCCAGTGTTTGTGTGAGCTAAGCATTTTCACCATCAATTTGAACTTCTTCAATGATGTTTTTAAAGGGGTAGGTCTTTGTCCGACACTCACACTCTTCGCACCAATCCTGGTGTGATGAGTTGAGTGTTCCATGTTAAACAGCTGGAACATTCGACCATCACTATGACAATTATGAATTCTGTATTTTCCGATATAGACCAGAACAGAAAGTGGTTCACCAACCACATACCAATTCTGAACTCTGGTCCTTGTAGCAACCATAGTCCGAATGAGCCATACGTGGCCTCGGCCTGTCCTCGGGGCAGTAGTAATTCGCGGGACAATCAGGTCCCGCATCTTGTCACAGATGATGGAGCAGTGCAACCTTGCAATGACGGATCATTTCCGCTTGACGATTTATCTAGTGTCAAGGATGTGCTGGATAGCGTATCCGAGTTGTTTTCCACCACCACACCCAATATGTTAATGAGGGAAATTGAAGGCCTTGTCGCTTTGTTCTTCTCCATATCTGGTGCCAGTAATGGGCTTGCCGTTTGCTCTAGCATCTTCCTGTATGCTTCCCGTCTTTTCAATGATTCTTTGGCTCTTAAAATCATGGAAATAGTTTATGAAATTTTTGAGATTCAGGCCAACTTGGACGAGCCCCCATCCAGGCAGTCTGGTCTTGAGGGGGTCATTCTCGTCCCAAGGTGGATCCAGATGCTTAGAAATGCGAGAACAAATTGGGAGCTCGTAAGAACCAATAAATTGTTTACGCATTTTTCTCGATTACTTTCCTTGGTAGTCACCATGGGGATGTGTGAGATCTCATCTGTCACTTTTAATGTTGGCAACTATAAGATCATTGAACCCGATATGTCACTCATCCACTCAAATTCCATTGATTTAATTGATGCAGCCTTGTCTACTGTAACTTTCTTTGTGGAAAACATATACGTCTGTTTCAAGGATAAGTCTTTAAGGTGTTTCCTTATTGGTAACAAGGAGGCGCTTGAGTTAGACGACGAGTACATGCTTTTACTGCAATGGTGGGATCTTGTGCGAAACGGAAATCTCGAGAAACTTAAGAAAGTTTCGGAGAAAGAATTCGACCTGAGATTGGACAATTGCACCAAGCGACTACAAGTCCTGTCCCAGGGTAAGCATGGTATAGAGAAAAGTATATTTGAGAGGAAAATTATTAAGCTGTGTACCATAAGGAACGATTTTGTCACTCTGAAATTGGCAACTGGGCTGCGTAAAGCACCTTTTGCTTTAGAATTGTACGGTCGCAGTTGCCAAGGTAAGACAACGTGTGGCATGCAAATAGTCGATTGTCTATTGGCTAGTGCCGGATTGCCAACATCAATGGAACACAAAGCTTCAGTTAATGCTGCGGATAGATATATGTCTAATTGGTCCACTAACAAACTGGTCATGATCTTTGATGACATGGCCAATGATAAGAAAGACTTCATAGAGAGGGCCCCAACCAGGGCCCTTATTGACGTTGTCAATAACAATCCGTTTTATGCCAATATGGCGGACCTGGATAGTAAGGGTAAGGTGTTTGTTGAGCCTGAAATTGTTATTGTCAACACTAATGTTAAATCGCTTGATGCCCATACCTATTCTCAGTGTCCTTATGCCATTCAAAGAAGAATGAAGTATGTTTTGACCATTACTGCCCGAGAGGAGTTTCAATTGGTCATTGATGGCAAGGAATGTGGTCTTGATCCGGCCAAAGTTCGTAAGTGCTATGGGGACAAAATGTCCAACATACCAGTTGACGATCTTTGGCACATAACAATTGAACAGGCAGTTGAACCCAAGGATTTACGACTTGTGGCGCAATATTCTGTGGTCAATGAGAATGGCATATGCTATTCTGATGTGTCCATTAAAACTGCTGTCCAGTTTCTGATTACTAAATTTCACCAACATCGCGCTGAACAGGACTTCATTGTGCGTAATAAGTCTAGGAATATTGAAATATGCCCAGCTAAGGGGTGTAACCACATTAAGGGACTGTGCAATGACCACGATGAGAATGGCGAACCATATGAACATGGTGTTCCCGATTCTGTGTCTGTTCCATCGAATGTCAGTGTAAAGTATGATGAAACGAGCGAGGATGGGAGTGAGGGTTATAATTCCTGCTCCAAGCAGTCTGGTCTTGAGGTCTTCACTGGTATGTATTTGTATAACAGGTGCACCAATTATATCGAGAAGAAATTGTTTGGCGATCCTGATGATGACTCATGGGAGATTAAGCTATCTAGAGTTTTTGGATATGATTATAATTGTGGTGATTGCCTTGCTAGGGGGTGGGATGTCCTCCGTGGCGTTGCATCTGATAGGGCCACCGAGATATCTACCCATGCTGGCAAGACAACAGACGCTGTTAGTGGGATATTGATGCTTAAGATGGCCAAAGTCTTGAGGAGAAGATGGAGCTGGCTTAAGCTCATCCCCACACCATGGATTGAGGATCCGTATGTGCAAAGTGTCTTGCGTGTTTTTGAATCGAGGGAGATAGCTTATAGGTTTTTCCGATGGACAATTATGCAATATGTTATTTTTGCATTAATTCTAGCTCAAGCTTGGTACAGATGTGGTTTTCGGAGCTTCTATTTTTCGTTTACTGTTGTCTTTTTACTCATGATCACATCCACTGTTCAGAAGAAGATGGTGGCCACCCTCGATGAGTTGTATGTTCGTGACTTAGCAGATAGGAATTCCATAGCCCCAACCCTACAAGCATGGAGGGATGATAATGCTAAAAATATTTGCAAGGCTGCCATTGCTGTGGGCATTGTCTATACCCTGGCGAAAATATACAGAGTTTTGAGGAAAAGAACTGAATCTCAAGGGACACTTAAGCCCGAAAGTGCGGCAGATATTGCCGCTAGGGATAAAGAAACAAATCCGTGGGCTATACCTTGCAAAAGGGAGTTGCCTTTCTCTCATAAAGCTTTGTGTACTTCAAGGGAGGATTTTCTCAAGATAGTAGAACGCAATTTGGTTTATGGATCAGTAGAAACTGATGGTGGAATAATGGCACTTAATGCTTTGTTTGTCAAAACTGGGGTTATCATAGTTCCCCACCACTATTTTATTGACGCAAAATCTAAGTCACTGCGATGTACTTTTAGGAAATCCGCCCCATTAGAGTCAGGTGGAATGTTTCCAGCCTTTCTATCCCTCGATACTTCTGTTCGCTTGCCCGATACGGATTTGGTTGCGTGTTATTGCCATTCTGGTGGGTCATTTAGAGATTTGACACCCTGGTTTCCCTTAGCACCTCTCCCTGAATTGCCCTTCACATTAGTATACAGAAGCAAATCTGGAGAAGTGACCATGGCCAGAGGAATGGCCGTGCCACAAGATAACATCGACACCGGTGTTGGTGTTAAATTCTGTGGAGGATTTTATAAGAATTTTGGGATGAACACTTTTAGAGGTCTCTGTGGTGCTGTGGTTGTAGCTGAAGCTAAGGGTCTGAATATAGCAGGCATACATCTTGGTGGCAGAGATGCCACGCCATATGGTGTGTATGGATCGGTGCTGAAAAGCACGCTCGAGCGCGTCATTGAGGAATTATCTTCTATAGAAACCGTACTCTTGACGGGAGATTTTGAGCTGTTCCCATCTAAACAGATGGGTATGGAAGTTGTAACTGATGTTAAGTTGCACAGGAAATCTTGCTTGAACTTCATGCCGAGCCCATCGCAGATCGAGTATTATGGGGGTTGCATGGGCATGACCACCCCTAGTACAAGTGTTAAAGTGACGCCCATAAGTGAACATGTTATGGACGTCTTGGATCTTCCCAATATTTATGGCCCTCCAACCATATCTCCAAAGTGGTTTGGATGGCAAAAATGCATATCAAGTATGGCACAACCAGCGACACCATTTCCACCAGAACTGTTACAAAAAGCTGTTTTGGATTTCAAAGTTCATTTCATTCCCATATTTTCCAGACCAGAATGGCGTGATACACTTAGGCCTCTCACTCATGACGAGAATTTGCATGGTATACCCGGTGTTCGATTCATCGACCCCATACATATGGATACGTCCATAGGGTACCCGGGCTCAGGGCCCAAATCGCAGTATGCGGAATTTGACGACAAAGGAAGAGTAGTCAGATTTCTACCCATTGTGCAAGATGAGATCGACAGGTGTCTACTTTGTTACAAGAGGGGTGAGAGAGCCGGCTCAATAGCCAAAGGATGTCTCAAAGATGAGGTTCTAGCATTTAGTGCCCCTGGTAAACTGAAATGCAGGACGATATATGCCAGTGCTATAGCATTGACTTTTAATGTCCGCAAGTATTTTCTCCCTATCATACGAGCCATACAAATGAATCCACTACTATGCGAGACGGCTGTTGGCATAAATGCTCATAGTCGTGAATGGGAGCAATTGTTTAATCACATAATGCAGCATGGGGAGGAACGAATGATTGCTGGTGATTACAAAAGTTATGACCAAAAATTATCCTCCCAACTTTTGCTATCATCAATAAGGCTATTCATAGATGCAGCCCGCGAGTTGCCAGGATATGATGACCACGACATTAGAGTGATGGAAGCCATGGCTGGTGACTTAGTGTATGCATTGATAGCTTTTAATGGTGATCTCATAGGTTTAACAAGTGGTGGCCATGTATCTGGGAACTCATTAACCGTGATCATAAATGGTTTTTGCGGTTTATTGAACCTTCGCTGCTGTTTCTTCTCAATATATCCTGATGTCCCCATTGGTGATTTCAAGAAGTGTGTCGCTCTCACCACATATGGTGATGACAATGGTGGGACGGTAGCAAAGGGGTATGAGATGTTTAATATCAAATCCATATCTGAGTTCCTCGCCACATATGGACAAACATACACAATGCCTGATAAAGAGTCGGACCTAATACCATTCTTGGATCCTGATAAGTTTGAATTTCTCAAGAGAAGAAATGTGTTCATACCTGAGATAGATTGTAATGTTGGTGCTCTTTTAGAGGTCTCCATTGCGAAGTCTCTGCATTGTTATGTAAGGGACAAGCACAGCTCCATTAGCATGGAGCAAGCCTGTGCTCAAAACATCGACAATGCGTGCTATGAATGGTTCTTCCATGGAAGAGAAGTTTATGAGAGGAGACGGAAAGAATTGCTCAAAGTGGCTGAATTGGCCAATATCAAACACATGACCAGTAGATTGGACACAACTTTTGAGGAATTTGTTGATAAATGGAAAGAACGGCATGAGCCTCAAGATGGGGAGTCTGAGGCTGATGTCCGGGCGAGGACGGCTGTCTATGATGATGAATGGCCAGAGCCCTCTATTGACCCGGAATGTCAATAAACTTCCGCCCCGCACCCCCGTGGGGTTCCAGTGTATAGTTGAAGAGGGGTGCGTGTACATGGAC